TGTATCATATAAATACTACAAGTGTACTTACGTAGGTGATCACAGTCATGAAGGTTTTGCTACACTTCCATATGTAAAAGTAAATGACATTATGCATTGGAAAGGTGAAACATTTAAGTGCTACTACGCAGATGATAATGCTTGTTTAGATAGTATGAGAAACATTGTTCTTTCAAATGGTAATTACTTATACGATCAAAACTGTGTAGCATTAGTAACTTGTAAGAATGACTTCATTAGATATGTAAGACTTTTTAAGGAGGTGTAACTCATGCCAAGAAAGAAGACTGGTAAGTACGATAAAGAAGGTTTTACTAATTGCAATTGTGGTGAGAAAAACTTCAACATGTTCATGCATAAAGTATTTAGTTTAGACATAGACTTCTTCAGTGTAGAAGATGCTGGTTTTATAAAGAGCTGGACTTTATACGATGAAAGTGGTGAAATAATAAGCAGCACAAATCCAGACAACTTAATAAACTTCTTAACAATGATGGTTTCTAAATATGGTTTAGAGAAACACAGTAACTCTTGTATAGATAAAATCATAATTTACGTAGACGACGTAAAGAAAATACTTGGTTTTTATAGAGATCATGTAACCTCTAGTTTTTCTACAATGAGCTGTACTCTTATCAATTACTTTGAGTTTAGATCATATTTAGTTTGGGATAAAAAGCTTACTGCTAAAGAAGCAGCACCTTTTATGCAAAAAGTAGTAAATGAACTATTTGTACCAGAAAAGTACTTTTACTTAACTCCAAACCAGAGAACCAGAAAGCTTTTACAGAAAGCTTGTAGAAAAGAAGGTTGTGAGATAGCAAAAGACATATTTCCAGATACTGCTTCTTCTTACTTCTTTACTAGAGAAGCATTGTTCGGTGGCATCTGTTACTGTCCTATACCTGGAGTAATAAAAGAGATACCTATGATGGAACTGGACATTAAATCAGCTTACATTTATTCATTACTTACACAAAAGTTTCCAGTTAGTAGAATAGAAAATGTTAAGCCTGAGCATTATGAGTACTATATAAATAACGAGTATGAGACAGCTTTAGGAGTATACAAAATAACATATACAACATCAAATAACATCATAGGTTGCTACAAGTACTACGATGATGAAAATAAGCCAGTAAACCTTAAAAAAGGTAAAAACGTAGAAGTAACTCTTACAATGAATAGCATTGACTTAGAAGTATTTCTTAATCTACCTCGAGTATATATAGTAAGTGTAGAGTGTTTATACTTAGAAGCTTACAAAATGGATTACTTACCAAAATATGTAAGAGATAGATTAGTAATAGAGTACATTAAAAAGTCTGAGATAGACGAAAATAAAGATCCAGAATTATATGCTGTACAAAAAATAGTACTTAATGGTATATACGGAAATACAATAAAGAAGATATTATTTGACAACTATAAGAAAAAGGCTTCTAAAGCTTATCTGGCTCCACAGTGGGGTATCTGGACTACATCTTATACAAAGCAGCTTTTGCTTGGTTTAGCTTTAAAGGTATCTGGTTGGACTTACAGTGATACAGATTCTATATATTGTGCTTATTCAGAAGACAATCTAGCTTTAGTAGAAGAATACAACAAAGAAATAACAACACATGTAGCTTCTATTTGCAGCAAGTTTGATTTAGATTACACTAAATTAAAAGATTTAGGTAAGTTTGATATGAAGCATAAGATAAAGAAATTTAAAGCTCTTTGTCAAAAAGAATATCTTTATACTACAGTAGAAGATAACATAATAGTTAAAGCAGCTGGTTGTAATAAAGAACAAATGCAAGTAGACGACAACTTATACAATTTAGAAAAGCTTCCAGTAGGTACTAGAGTAAAAGGATTTATACAAGAAGAAGATCGTTCTTGTAATATAGATGGTGTAGAGTATACGTCTAAAGGTTCTTATTACGAAGTAGCTCTTACTGGAGACGACGCAAGGTTAATGATGTACGCAATTGATCAGATATACAATTCAGAAGAAGATCTCTTCTAAAAAACACAAAATAAGGTCTAAGCAAAAGCTTAGGCCTTATTTTTCTGCAAAATTCATTATTTTTTCACCAACGTCATCAGTTTCGTAATAGCATCTAGAAGAAGCTAAATACTTAAGTATAACGTCACTTATTTTGTTACCAGTGTGTAGAGTAGTTATAACATTACTCATACCTATTGCATCTGAATAAACATCGTCTGTAAAGACTAAATCGTCTGGTTCTATTGTTTTTTCTTTACACATAGAGAAATACAAGGTGTTTACTTCACCTAAATGTAAGAAATCACACTGTAAGAGCTTACCCTTATATAAAAAGTACACGGTAAAAGTCTTTACTTCGTCTACATTTAAGTTTTCTGGTAAAGCAGGAAACTTTCTAGTCTGCCAACCACCAGTAAGTATCATACTACCAACTTCATCGTCTTCTTTAAAGTATACAGATTCGAATGTATTTGCTTCACCAACGTCTTTACAGTACTCTATAGCTAACTTACCTTTTGTACCACAAGGCTTGATGTATATCTTACCCTGATCTAGCTGGTCTGGATCGATGTCATAATAATCGAAGTGCAAACAATCTTTAGAAATTGTATTTGCTATCATATATATCTTACACTTGTTACGACCACGATCTATAGTAGATATTAAGTTTTGCCATAAGGTAAGTTCTTTAGGACAGTATCTACCACTCATAGGTATAAACTCGTCAAAAATGATCTTTTTAATGTAAGGGTAGTCTGGTCCTTTAGCTTTCTCTGCAGTATTAACACAGAAAGCATAAGCCATAGGAGTAGGGCACTTATCTTCAACTTCATGATCTTCGTTAAGTTTTCTTAAGTACCACTTACCACGCCAGTATTGTACGTCATTCCAAGCTCCTTTACTGTACCACTCAAGCCAGCCATTCTGCACCATGCCGTTAAAAATATCTTTTTGTATTATAGCCATCTCAGTGTCCCAACGTCTTACATAAGCAAATTGGTCTGTATAGCCACTGTCAATGAAGTCTTTAATGCCGTCTAATGTAAGAGTGCCATAAGACTTACCGTTAGCACGTCTGCCAATAATCATATTAACATTTGCCTTTTTTGAATCTATCTGGTAGTTGTTATGATATTTTTTAACCATTCCATTCTCATCACATATTGTTCTATCGTCGAAGTTTATTATACTTGACTTCTCTTCTATTTCTAGTCTCTCGTCATCCATTGCTGTCCCTCCTTTTTAAAAATAAGGCTCTATACCGAAGTATAGAGCCATTGTGTTTAAGATACTGCTCTACGACGAGGTAAGAGCACTACGTCACTAGTGTCTATAGAAAGGTCACTTAGACTCACTCTGTACCATACTGCACCACTAAATGTCTTAGAAGTATCACCTTTACGAGGTCCAAGTGGGTATTGGAAAGTATACTCTTGGTTGTAGTAAGTACCAGAAGTAGTTGTGGGTATAGCCTGAGTGCTCTTCTTTACCCAGCTCCAAGCCCCATCTACCTGCTGCAGCTCATACTCATCTAGAGTATAAGTAGTATTACTGCTACGATTTTTTATTATTACTCTAGTTTGTACTGTACGAGTACCAGTAGCAGAGTCAGCTTCTATACTAGTATATACTCCCTCTATAAAAGGTGTATTTACATTCTCATTTTGTAAAAATTTTGTAGTAAAATCATCGATCAATACTACATCAAAAGTAATTTTTACTCCACGTATATACATATTAGTAGTAGAAGGGTTGTATACGAATACGCTTTGCACAGAGGTACCAGATAGTATCTTTACTATTGCAGAAGATGCTAATTGGTCTCCGATTACTTCTGCAGATACGGGTACAGCATACCCTATAGTTCTACCATCTGGAGCTTTTACAGTAATATATCCAGAATTAGAGATACGTACTACTTCATATTTTGTGCCAGCTGCTATAGTAAAGCCCTCATCTCTAGTAAAAAGCGCATTAGTTTTGTAAGTTGTGGGTCTTATTTGACGCTGATATGCAGTCTGGTAGCTTGATACGCCATACTGATCATCGCTGTTTGCGTAATTTTTCCAAGCATGCAGTGTTTCTGCATATATTGTATCGCCTACCTGTATAGCTGGGTGTTCAGGGTCCCAAGTCACTACGGTACTAGTAGTATGCCCCCAAAATTCTAAACTTCTCACCTCATTACCTATATCATCTTCAGTCACCACTGTAGCTAAGGCATCTGTCATAGTCTGCGGATCATATTTTTTATACATAGGAGAAGAGAAGCTTCCACCAGGAAGCTGCAAAGTATCTACTGTACGACCTTTACGATCAGTAGTACTAAGTGTATTGCCAGAAATACTTGCGTGAGCTAGTGCATTAGCGTCCTTGACGTTGTAGCCATTGTATTTTACGAAATCTGCCATAATTCATACCTCCTTTTAGTCTGCAAAATCTACTGTCTCTGTCTTCTGTGTTCCTGTGAAAGTAGGCTGGCTTACTGTACCACTAGGTGTAAGTGTGCCAGATATTGTCATCTCATCACCTGTGAAAGTAGGCTGAGTAATGCTACCTATTGCAGGGAAAGCACCAGGGTTGAATGCACCTTCATTAAAGCTACCAGGTGTAAAAGCACCTTCTGTAAAGCTTCCAGGTGTAAAAGCTCCCTCAGTGAAAGTACCAGGAGTGAATGTTAATTCTTCATTAGCAGCATCATAAGTAAGTGTACTCTGTACAAAAGCGTCAGCTGCTTTAGAAGGTGCTACATAAGTGTCTGCTGTCTTAGAAGGCGGTGTATAAGTATCTGCTGCTTTACTAGGTAAAGTACCCTGTGTAAGTGTCACATTACCACCACTTAAAGTACCAGTAGGAGTACCACTAGCAGAGAAGCTAGAGGGATTACCAGTGAAAGTAGGCTGACTAACTGTGCCTTCTGGTGTACAATTAACTGAACCAGTTATTTCATTCTCTACTGCACCAGAACCATTCTTAATAGTAATTTTGTTGTTTACTACAGAGACGTCCTCAACATAATTTTGCTCTATGTTGTTTAGACGATTATCCTGCTCTATATTCTTTCTTGTAGAAGCATGAATCTCATCTAAAAGCTCATCCTCTACATTTATGTTAGTATGCTCTACACCCTGACCAAAATAGATACCTATACCAGCCTCGTAAGTAGAAGCTACTATCTTTTCGTCTAGCTCTTCTAACTTCTCGTCCTGTTCAGTATTTTTTGTTTCTGCTGCAGTCATACGATCTGTTAAGCTCTCTACATCATCTGTTAAATCATTAATTTTGTCAGCGTGGTCATTTACTACATCAGTAAGCTCTGCTACGTCTTCCTGAAGCTGATCAATGTCTGCTTCAGCTGTATTCATACGACCAGTTAAAGCGTCTATGTTGCCTTCAGCAGAAGTCATACGATTAGTTAGACTGTTAACATCGTCTTCAAGGTTGTCAATGTCTTCCTCAGCTGCAGCCATATGAACTTCAAGGTTGTCGATATCTGATTCAGCTACATCTAATCTACTATCTAGACTATCTACAGCATCCTCAAGTGTATCTACTCTTGGAGTAAGAGCATTGATCTTTTGCTCATTCAGGTTAGCTTTAGCTTTTACAGAAGCTATCTGGTTTGCATTTTCCTGTATAAGTCCTCTAGCTTCTAAGTCAATGACTTTAAGGTTTTCGCCGTTAAAGTCTACGTTACCTAAATACTTTGTAGCCATTCTTAACCCTCCTTCTCTTTTACAGTCAGAGTCATTGTGGTTTCATCGTAGCTAACTTCATATATGTCGTTAGCTATTTCGTTGTAAGCCCGAGTAAGCTTTGCAAGCCACTCTATAGGAGACATGTAGTTCTCAAATGTTTCCGGTATCTCCTTTACCGGAATGATGGGTGGTAACTTTTTCATAAGCTTTACTCCTTTCTTAATAGATAATGAAGAAGAGATCTTTAAGCTCTTCGATTATCTCTTGGTATATGTTTATCATTACGTCTCTATACTCTTGAAGCATCTGCATGTAGCTCTTACCACTATTTGCTTTGCCTTCTACTTCTTTATGGTATTCACCTTCATGAGTTCTATCGTCTGTGCCAGAGTCCTCAGTAGCAATGTTATGACCATAAGCAGTAGTAGCAGTGTCAGTATTGTTGAAAGTAGTAGTTTCCTGTACACCTTTACCGTGAGTAGTCGTATTTGTATCAGTGTTATCAGTCTCTACTTTATCACCATAAGTGGTAGTAGTTTCTTCACCTTTACCGTGTAAAGTGGTAGTAGTGTCATCTATTTCAGTTGTACCAGAAGTCTTAGTGTTCTGGTCTGTCATATGAGCATCTATCGTACTCTCTAAATGATCTGCACGATTCATTTTAGTATCATCAATATTCATATTATAAGTAGTACCATCAAAAAATGTACCACTAAGAGTGCCAACATAGTTGAACTTTGTTTGATCTTTCTCAGTAGTATGCTTTGAGTACCCAGTAAGGTAGTCTTCTTCACTTATACCACTTATAGAGCCTTGAGGAGTGTCGTTTTTATAATCCCAATCAGTGGTCTTATTATCAGAAGTCTCTTTACCTGTATTACCCATAGCCTTACCAGCTACAGTGGTATTGTGACCCTTATCTTCCTCAGTACGATCAAGAGTTACAGTAGTTGTACCATCTTCCTGAGTATCTACACCAACAGTACCAGAGTGATTTTGTTCACCGTCAAGTACGTCAACAACTGTAGTAGTACCACTCTCTTGAGTTTGTACTCCAATTGTGCCTGTATGAGCATTTGTTACTACATCCTTATCTGAATGCTTTGTATTGCCTTCAGCAGATGTTACACCATGGTCCTCATGCTCGTCTGTACCATCTTCATGATACTTTACGTCATCAAAAATAGGGTAGTCGAGCTTAAGCGAATCATACCTTTGATTATACAAAGGGGCAATCTCATTTAAGCGTCTATTGAGTCTGAGTATAAAGTCTGAAGGTGTATAAGTACAAACTTCGTATTCCCAGTAATGCTCCAGTATCATACGCTCAAGGTCAATACGATCATCACCATCGTCTAGAAGTTTGTATCTAGTAGAGAAAAGCTGAGGAATAGCAGCATTTGCTATATCGTCTATTCTATCGAAAGCCATACCAGTTAGATCGTTGAATCTTAAACCAGACACTTGTTCGCAGACTTCACTCAAATTAAGTGTATACTTTGCCATTATTCCTCACTCCCTTCTATTGCAGTTGTATTTTCTTCTTCAAGTTCATCTTCACCCTGATCTAGAATATTTACGTTTGCATTTATCTGATTGAATGCTACTTTTACATCTAAACCAAATACTTCTTTAATAAGCTCTGCACCATGCTGACGAGGCTTTTCTCTGCTCTCTTTTTGTACCATACTACCAGTGACTGTAGTAGAAACTTCGTATTGTGACATCTGTTCACATTTTCTAACTTCGTTTGAAAGATTTGCTATACCAATAGAACTCAAAGCTTCATTAAAAGTATTAGTAAACTCTTCACGAAGACTTGTCATTACATACTGCAAACCATCAGTTAAAGTTTGTACTTTTAAGCAATCTACTTCGCTTATACCGTCAATGAGTATTGCAGGCTTAAAGTCATATATCTCAGTAAATATAGCCTCTACTGCAGCCTTATTGTTGGAAGTAGTAGTTACTATAAAAGGTACTTTTGAGTTTCTTACACTTTGGTCTATACTTAATCTTAAATTTGCAAGTCTACCTGCATAAAACTCAATATTTACAAGAGTTGGTATATAAGTAGTTCTATCCCAAATAATAACAGAATTGTCTGGATTAAGATCTCTATAAATAATATTACCATACAAAGTAGAAGCACTATATACTAAAGGTCTACCATCTGTATCGTACTTACTTACTTCACCTAATACAAGTGTAAGATATTTTTCAAGTATTTCATCATAATAGAATACAACACTACCATTGTTTATAAGTATTCTCTCCATTATATCTCGGTCTACTTCGTTAGGTAAGCCTTCCCAAGTAGGTACAGAAATTGCGAGAGTATAGAGTAGATCAAAATAGTAGTTCTTTGCATATTCTAAGTTGAATATGCCGAAGTCATGGCACTTTTTAGTTAGCATGTTTTTACCGTACAAAGACGGTTCATACTGTCTAAAGATGCTAGATATTGATTTATCTGCTGGCATTTAGCTCACCTCCTGTTATACATCTCCGTTTTGGTTTCCATTCTTTATTACATTATACTGCATTATAGAAGCACTACCTACTCTAGCTGGATTCCAGAAAGTACAACCGTTCATCATTATTTCGTTTACTTTATCTAGCTGATTTGCATTCATATCTGAAGTACCTGCTATGCTCTTTATGCAGTGACCTAAAGTCTTTATGTAAACGAACAGATCTCTTATAGTAGGATCTGGTTTATCTACTAGACCAGCCTGAGAATAGCCGTATCTAGAAAAATAGTCGTCTATCTGTCTAGCAAAGTTACTACGAATACTCATATGAGCTATCTTAAATTTCTTATGATCAAAGTAGTACTCTATAGTACCATTACTTACACTACCTCTAGTTGTATCTGGTGCATCCATTTGCTTCTGCAAGTTACTAGCATAGCTTATTACTTGAGAAGCTACAGCACCTATTGCTAAAGCAGCAGCACCTACAGGGTTAGAACCAAGTAGTATAGCTCCTATACCAGCAGCAGCAGAAGCTCCAGTTCCCATGAGTAGAGCAGTGTCATTTGAACGACCGTTTTGAGCTATATAAGCTGCATAAGAGTCAGAAGCTACTGAACCAAGAGGGTAGTTAGAAATTTCTACTGTCTTATCATTATTTAGTAGATAGTAGGTATCTCCTTGGTCAGTATAAGTCATACCATTATAAAAAAGAGGACTAGCTTTTATAGATACAGGCATTGTTACTGTGCCTTGAAGCTGTATAATATATCCACTAGTGAATTTACCCCAATCTTCAAATTTAAGGTCAGAAAAGTTTCCTATATCATTATAAAGTCTAGCAAAAGAGTAAGGATAGTATAGAAGCTTACTATTTCTTGGAGTATATCCATTCAAAGTTCCTGGTGTATCTGAAAATACGTGCCAGTTCATTTTATGAGAGTCTCTCTTAGTAAGTAGTTCTGCTGGATGACCATCATAATCACTAGCTACTAGTGCTTTAGGTAGCATATATAAAGCGATTATTTGGCTAGGTGACTTTATTCTAGAATTTAAGAATGCTACTGCAGAATCTAGATCACTAGGATCAAAAATAATGTTGTAAGTACCATTAGGTATACCAAGAAGAGTTTCCATATGTATACCACCAGTACCATATTCACCCTCATCATTAAGTATAGGAGTGTATACTATTACTGCCCAACAATCATTTGTGTTATATTCTTCGCATTGTTTTATCTCATTTACATATGGTGTTCCAAGAGGTAGATCTTCTGCAATTCTCTTATTGTTGAATTTTGAAGAAGAAGCATGATGTCTATCTATTGGAGCTGGATAGAACTGGTTATTACTTAGTAAGAATGTCATCATCAAATCTATTTCTAGATCAAATTCGTATACACTAGATGTCATTATAGTCTCGCCAGATTTACCATCATTTATATATCTACAGCCATGTATAAAGCAAAAGCGCTCATGACCTTTACCATCATTTATATAGCAGTAGTTATAGTCTTCAGCTAAAGTATCAGTTACCTCAAGTCTTATAGTACCTCTACCAGTCGTTGTATCTATTTTTGGGTACATAAGAGCAGTTTTTTCATTGGGAACGTAATTGCCGTCAAGCCAAGCTTTCTTCGTAGCTATAGTAGCTGGCCTTAAAGTATTTTGATATGTGTTATCAAAAGGTACTGATTTATATAAAGTTATTTTTGCTACGTATTGTGTACTTGCCATCTTAATCCTCCTTTACATAAAACATAGGGGCGACTATTGCCGCCCCCTAGTTTAATTGAGATTATTCTACAGTTACGTCTATAGTAGCTGTCTTTGTTGCATCAAATGCAGATTTAGCTGTAATTGTGCAAGAACCAGCTGCTACGGCTACTATATTACCAGAAGCATCTACTGTAGCTACGTCTTCATCAGACGAAGTCCACTCTAGTGTCTTAGGAGCAAATCCCTGAGTTGTTACTGTAGCCTGAGCAGAAATCTGACCACCTACAGGAAGTGTTACA